TATAGAGATTTTTACCTCTTCGATGGAGAGGGCGGCGAAGGAACAAGCGGTAATACTGGTGTCGCTACCAGTGCTGAAGAGGGTGCATCCCTCGAAGAAAAGAAAGATGATGATTTGTTTGATGATAACAGCTATGACGATAGCGAGGAACCAGACGATGAACCATCAGAGGGTGAAAACGCCGATGAACCCAAAGACCTATCTGCAGAGTTCGAAGAACTAATCAAAGGAAAGTATAAAGACTTATACGATGCGCGCGTTAAGGACACGCTTTCAAAGAGATTTAAGAACGCAGAAGCAGATAGAAGTCGACTTGGTGAATATGAAGATGCGCTGTTTGTACTGTATGACAAGTACGATATCGAGCCTGGTAATCTTAACGGACTCAAAGAGGCAATCGCAAAAGATGGCGAACTGCTAGAAGAAAGAGCAGAAAGAGAAGGCTTGTCGGTTGAACAGTACAAGTACCAGAAGAAACTCGAGGCGGAAAACAGAAGGCTTGAAGCAGAGCAGAGAAAAAGAGCTGCCAAAGAGCAAGCAGACGCACTGTACGAGCAGTGGGAATCAGAATCCGCTGAACTAAGAAATGTTTATCCACACTTCAATCTTAAGAAAGAGGCTAGTGAGAATCCTGAATTCATGAGCTACCTTGAATCTGGAATGAGTGTAAGGAAAGCATTTGAAGCAGCACATATACAGGAGCTAATCTCTGGCGCTATTCAGATGGCTACCAAGGAAACTAGGAAGAACACTATCGACACAGTGAGAGCAAGAGGATTAAGACCGCGTGAAAACGGTATGCAGTCCAAAGCTCCACTAAAGGTCAAGAAGAACATTAGTAATCTCAGTAACGAAGATATGGATAGAATCAATAAGCGTGTAGCTAGAGGTGAAACCGTTACCTTCTAACTGAGTACTGAGTAAGGGGGAAACAATGAACGTTAGAGACTATTTCCTTTTTGGAAATCCAAACACAAATATCACTACAGATAGCAATCTGACGCCGGATATGAAGGAGTACTACGATAAGAATCTTATCAGACTCACAGGTCCGCAGCTAATTCACGACCAGTTTGCACAGAAGAGACCAATTCCAAAGAATGGCGGTAAGGTTATTAAATTCAGACAGTACAAGCCATTCCCAAAGGCACTAACACCACTTACAGAGGGTGTAACACCGGACGGAAGAAAGCTCCAGATGACAGAGGTATCTGCAACAATCAAGCAGTACGGCGATTACGTAACACTATCAGATATGCTACTTCTCACAGCGCTAGATAACAACCTGCTAGAGTCACAGCAGCTGCTATCTGATCAGGCAGGAAGAACACTTGATACAGTTACAAGAGAGGTTATGCACTCAGGCACCAACGTGCTTTATGCAGGCGGTAAGTCGGCAAGGGCGGCACTAACCAAGGATGATAAGCTAACTGTAGACACAGTTAAGAGAGCTGCTAGAATTCTCAAGAATGCTAACGCTCCAAAGATTGACAAGTACTACGTTGCTATCATCAATCCTGATACCTCGTACGACCTACAGTCTGATGAGGCATGGATCGATGCATCAAAGTATGCAGGTTCAACTCAGATCTTCGAGGGAGAGGTTGGAAAGATTGCAGGAGTAAGATTTATCGAGTCTACAGAGGCTAAAATCTTCAACGAGAAGAGCACATCCGGAGCTAGAATCTATGGAACACTATTCCTAGGTGCTAACGCATACGGAACTACCGAGATTGAAGGTGGCGGACTCGAGATGATTGTTAAGCAGAAGGGTTCAGCAGGAACAGCAGACCCACTTAATCAGAGAGCAACTGCAGGATGGAAGGCTGCAAAGACCGCAGAGCTTCTAGTCAGCCCTTACATCGTAAGATGTGAGCACTGCGTAACACTGGAATCTGATCCAAACTAATTCATAAAGCTAGCCTGTAATTCTGCAGGCTAGCAATATTGATATAAGGAGAAAGAATTATGGCAAAGAGAAATGAAGAGCTAGAAGCTGTTGAAACTATGGCAGATGAAGAGGTTACTGAGGCGGTAGAAAACACTGCAGATGAAGAGGTTACTGAAAATACTGCTACGGTAAGCGATGATTACCTAGAAGAGCTTGTTGAAATAATGCTATTCAAGGATTCAGACAAATACTCTGACGATCTAGTAGTTACACTTAACGGCAAGAACTATCAGATTAAGAGAGGCGTCAAGGTTATGGTACCGAGAAAAGTGCAGCTAGTAATCGAGGACTCTATGAAACAGGCAGGACTTGCAGCTGACTACGAAGAAGAGGCACAGCAGCAGTACAAGGAACTTGAGAATAGGCTATAAGGCAGCTATAACGCTGTGTAAAGCGAGGGCTGAGGCTCTCGCTTAATTTATTAAGGAGACGATATGAAAAGAATCAGCGTAACGGTAGATGTAAATAAAGTGAAGTCCATTATTGTTAATGGGCTAGTACAGTTCGATGATGATACAGCGATAGACATCAAGCTACTTAATGGTAGTAGCTCGTTCGACTTTTCGGAGTATACCGCTGTAACAATCGAAATTATCCGTCCGGATGGAAAAGCTTTTGTTGATTGCATAGGAGACCACTTAACGGTTGAAGATGCAGCGCAAGGATTTCTAACATATAAGCCGGTTCCAGAAGTCACAAAACTTGTAGGTTTGTACTTCGTGGATATTTCCATATACACAAACGGCAAGAAGATGACTACATCAAGATTTACATATAACGTATCAGATGGAAACATAGACAATACCGAGATCGAGAAAGAAGAATATTACCCGGTACTTCTCGCACTTGTAAAAGAGGTATCAACATACAAGGCGGCAGAAGAGGCTAGGGAGCGAGCAGAGAAGTTAAGAGCAAGTGAAACCGCAGGTATCATCGCACAGGCAAATAAAATTCTAGAGAATATCCAGGAAAAGCAGGGCTATCTAGATGATTTATATAGTGCGTTTGTACAGATAGCTAACGAGATAACCGGTAGTAACTTTGATGTAACATCGCTTGTCACTGCATCTAGCCTTGAAACCAGATTAAAGGGTATCTATCCAATCAAGGATGGTAAAGATGGAATTGAAGAAGGACAGCTAGGATTTGATAAGTCAAAAGGGCTGCTATACATAGGCGGTGCAGAAGTTAAGGTGTTAAATAAGCCTGAGGTTGCTATATCAGGAACCGAACCAGAAGACAAGAGTCTGCTATGGCTAGATAACGTAAGCGGTAAGGTTAAATACTACGCTGGCAGTGTATGGAGTGAGGCTAAATGCTTTGCAGTATATAAGTAGGTGGTGATATGGCAACAACTCTATTTAATCAATGGGTGATACATAGTGGACCCAGAATCAGACTTACTGCCACAACAGATTATTATCGTGATGGCGCATATATGTATTACCGTATAAACACATATATCCACGGTTTAGATTATAGGCAGTCGTGGTACGGTTGGTATTTGGATATGGCAGTGTACATAGACGGACAATATATGGGCACTACGAGGTTAAAACAGAATAAGCCTATAAGATGGTCGGGTATTAGTAATTCGACGCCATATTATGCAGTTAAACGTGTTTCTGGCAATGCCCATATCAAGATTGTATTAACATCGAATAAGCCTAGATACGGACAGAGGGTATGGGAAAGTGGCGGAGCTTTACCGGCACCGCCATTAAGCACAGCCGGACTATTAACATTAAAAGATATTACTGAATCCGGAATGATAGTTAATATAAGCGGACTACCTACAGGATATGAAAAAGAGCTCCGCTTCTGGCATAGGGCAAAAGGTGAGGCATGGAACCATATTGGAAATAAAACTGTATCTAACAGCAGTAGAGATTGTAGCATGGCGTTTAATGACCTCATGTCAAATACTGACTACGAGATATCGGTAGAAGAATTCGTGGATGGCTACAAGATAACTTCGTTTGATTCAGTAATTACGTTACCTAGTGCAAAAGGAGAACTGACCACAACTACTACAGAAAGTGAATTGATAGCGGTTGAAGAGGTTAATTCAAACATTTCGTACGCTAGAACGCTAGAGTGGTATATAAGGCCAGCAGGTGCAGGAAATTTTCAGTACATGGGAGAAGATGAACTATCTTTAGGTATAGGTACTAAGGCGAGGAAGTTCGAAAAGCTCACAACAGGCTGTAGATATGATGTTAGAACGCTCATTAAACGCAAGGACATAATTTTAAAAGAAACCGTTGTATCGGATTCTCTTAGACCAAGTAGCGCAGTTATAAAAGCTGAATCAGATACATATAGTAGCATCCAGGTAAGCATATCTCACATGATGAATACTGGGTGGGATCGAATTATAAAAGCGAAGTATAAAGCTGCGTTTGAATCAGAATATAGAGAAGAGAGCGTAACAACAGGAGATGAAAGTGCGTTTATAAACCTAAAGAATCTTAAAGCTTTTACGGATTATGAAGTCGTGGTTGAAATCTATAGAGATTCTCAAATTATAAAGTCCTGGACTGAAACTGTTAAGACAAGAGAGATGGGGTTTGTTGCAATTCCTGTTATTAAAAGCATTGAATCTGTTATCAGAACTAAAGATGCTGTTGTCAATTGGTTTGTAAATGATGACAGAGACGAAATGAGCTATGACATTGAATACAAGATTGGCGAAAGAGAGTGGACGAGGCTTATAACGACCAAATATAAATCAAAGCTCACAATAACTTTACCTAGTGGGAATACTGAATACCTAATCAGGATAAAAGGCTATGCCACGGATTCAACAAAGATATCTTATTCTCTAGCGGTACCAGTGTATACATATCATCGCTTCGAGTATGACAGCGTTGTTAATGCGCAAAACGAAATCGCCTTAACAAGTACTGAGGTAAACAGACTTATACGCTTTATCAATAAAAAAGTTGGTAGCAGTTTAATGTTTATTGAAGAGGGCGAATCTATCACTTTAGAAAAGCATAATGAATTAAGAAGGACGCTAGCTTTAAATGTAATTCCTAGTGGAGACATTAAAGCTACTGATTGGATATCGCTTAAAAACAAGGTAAATGAGGGTTAAAAATGAATACAGCAGAAGTAATTAAGACGGTTAACGATCGTTGTCCGAACACGTGCACTGATGAAGAAAAGATAGCGTATGTTAACGAGATAGAGAATATCGTTCAGAGAGAACTGTTAAATCTCGAAGAAAAAGACATGAAGAGGCAGGTAACTAGCGACACGCAAACAGAAGAGCTGCTACTAGAAAAGCCATTTGATTTAATTTATGTGTACTATGTGGCAGCTATGACTTGCCAAGCAATGGAAGAGTGGGATTCGTTCAATGCTTGGTTGAGTCTGTATAACAGCCGAGCAGTAGATGCACGTAACTATTACATCACAAAAAGCAACAGATTTAAAAATTTAAGAATTAAGAACTTCTTTTAGGAGGCGCATATGCTACTCAAGGAAATACAGCCGAAGATAAACGGCAAGCAATCAGTGTTGCAATTTAAAGGATATAACGCAAACGCTGTAATAGATGACGGCGAAATGCGAGATATGTATAACTTGTCATCAGATAAGTACCCGGTGTTATCTCAAAGAGCACCAAGGAATATCATAGATATGCCAGTGCAACATCCAAGGGATATCATCGTAAAAAACAATGTGCCATACATCATAGATAGATACGAGGTAGACGGAGAGATAAGGACGTTTATCAAATACTCTAAAGGTGGCACGGATTACCAAAAGCGAATAAACAATATCATGCCTAAAACTATGGTTGCACATAATAACAAAATCTGCATATGGCCAGACAAAGTGTATCTAGATATTACAGATAACACTGTAAAGCACATGGATGCATCGGTGCGCGCCACGGCAACAATTAAGCCAGGCAGCATATATCTAGTTGGTGCAGATCTATCTGAATTCTCTGTTGGTGATGCTGTTGAGATATCAGGATGCAAAAAGCAACCAGGCAATAACACGGTGATTGTGATTAAGAGTATAGAAGGTAGCACAATTACCACTTACGAGAATTCATTCAGAATGCCGAGTGACGATGTAACTAAGGAGTCGTATGTTGAAGAGGAAGTAAAGCTCGCACGAGAGATTCCGGACCTTGATTACGTCATGGAAAGCAACAATAGATTGTGGGGCTGTAGGAGCGAGGACAACACAATCTATGCTAGTAAGTTGGGTGATCCGCTTAATTGGAATTACTTCCAGTCGCTAGCAAACGACTCATACGCGCTAGAGGTTGGGTCAGATGGTGAATTTACAGGGTGTGCTGCATATCCTACGCACCTAATCTTCTTTAAAGAGCATCACATGCATAAAATTTTCGGAAGCATGCCTAGTCAATATCAGCTATACAGCACTGAGTGCTTCGGAATAAGGAAGGGCTCGGACAAGTCGGCTGTAATCGTAAACGGTGTATTGTACTACCATTCACTAACGGGCGTAATGGCTTATGATGGCGGTACATATCCGGTAATGATATCGGAAGCGTTCGGAGATTATCGTTTTAAGTCTGCTGTCGGTGGCAGTAATGGTAAGAAGTATTATATTTCGATGCTAAATGAAAACGAAAATAAGTACAATATTTTCACTTACGATATACTGCGTAGGCTATGGCACAAAGAGGACGAAACAAAGGTCGTAGCCTTTGCCAACGTGAATAACGAGCTTATATACATAGCAGATGGCAACATCTGGACCACTACCGGAAAGCGCCCGGAAGATGATATTAAGTGGTTTGCTGTATTCGGACCATTTGATGAATTCGTAGAGAATATGAAGTCTTATAAAAAAATAAACATGAGACTAGATATGCAGCCGGGAGCACAACTAAGGATAAGTACCCAAAGTAGTAACGGTGAATGGGAACCAGTATACGAGTGCGAAACAGAGCGAGGGAAAACACTAAGTGTACCAATCATCCCTAATAGGCAAGCGAAATTCTCTATAAAAATTGAGGGTGTAGGAAGAACAGATATTGAATCGCTTACAAGATACTATAGAGGTAGGAGTGATAGACCATGATAACTGTACCAAATAGAACAGATATGTCTGACGAAAGTCTTGCGCTCAGAACGATTGATGAAAACTTGCGAAAGCTCGCAGATGAAGTACTCATGGAAATCATGAACGTATCAAAAGAGCCAAGCAAGAAAAAAGAAATATCTGAAAACAAGGTAAACAAAGAAGCACCCAGAGTTCACATTGCTTATGCAAATAGCGGAGATGGCACAGTGGGTTTCAACACCACGGATAGCACCGGAAGAACATATATGGGAATCTACACAGATTTTAAAGATGTAGCTAGCACAGATCCTAAAGCGTATAAGTGGACGAAAGTCAAAGGTGATAATGGCGTAAGCGTAAGCTCCTATACTAGGTGGTATTATTTAGCAGTAGAAACTCCAGAGAAACCAGCACTTAAAGTTCCTCCTAGACCGTGGACTATAACAGAACCTAGCTATATAGAAGGGAGCCCAAACAACCTATACTATGCAGATCAGAGTATTTTCTCGGATGGAAGCTTTTATTACTCAGATGTTCAGGTGTCAAGCTCGTATGCTGCAGCTAAAAATGCATTTATTAAGACTTTAGAAAATCATCAAAAGACATTAAAACAACTTGAAGACTTAAGCAGACAGACGAAAAAAGAAATCGCAGACGCAGCGGACAGCATATCTAGGAAAATTAAGACAGAATATTACTCATCAGCCGATATGGACGATAAGATCGCTAATATCGAATCGCAAATAACACAAACGGACAATGCTGTAAATGTTAAGTTTAGCGAAGCTCTTAAAAACATAAACGATCTAAAATTTGATTCAGATAAAAAGTATAGTGAGATTATAAGTACTATAAGGCTAGATAAGAACGGAATATCTATAGGCAAAAGCGGTAACAGAATATCCATGAATCTAGATAATGACAAGCTGAGGTTCATGCAAGAAGGAATAGAAGTTGCGTATATGAGCGATAACAAATTATATATACAAAATGCGGAGGTACTCAGCAGTATAAAGCTTGGCAAATTTGCGTTCATGCCTGATACCGAAACAGGCAGTTTATCATTTGGAAAGGTAGAAGATTAATGGCAAATACATGCATATATGAATTCATCCCGGTAGATAAAAAATACAGCTCTCTTGAAGAGGGGTACGGATGCATTATACCGGGGTACTCAACGGTAACACCAGTGATTCGTGGCACGCTTACAGATAAAATGAAGCCTTACTATTTGTATGCGTCGACCTACGACGAAGAGGTAAGGCTGAAAACAGTTACTATTTGTGAAAACCAAAAAGTAAACGTGAACGAATTAAAGAGCCCAAATTCGTACTCAATAACCGAAAGCGGAGAAGAATTAAATTATAGATTCGAGCTTCCGGATGTACTAGTGCCGACTCACTATTTTTCGCCGGCATATCATGAATATGAACCGCTAATAGCATACATCAGCGCTGCAAACGAAAAGAATGCATTAAACGAAAGTGGTAAATGCATTACAAAATTGGCGCTTTATGGTGAACCAAGAATCACGGTAGTCAAAAACCCTTACGAGTCAAATGCAGATGGAACGGCAAAAAAAGGCGGAAGCTATCGAACTGCACAGGTTCAAGTTGGATGGTTCCCTATAAACGTGAGTGGCGCGGCGAAGAAAGTAGATAAAATAACCTTAAGCGGAAAAATCAAAAGGTCAAATGAATCA